TTATCGCCGGGCTGTGGCGCTTATTGTTCGCCAGCAGCGGCTGAAATTAAGCCTGTCCGGAAGGCTGGCGATAAAGGTGATTGCAGAGCCACCGGATAAGCGTCGTCGCGACCTGGACAATATTCTGAAAGCACCGCTGGATGCGCTGACGCATGCGGGAGTGCTCATTGATGACGAGCAGTTTGATGAAATCAATATTGTACGTGGTCAGCCAGTATCTGGTGGACGGCTGGGTGTGAAGATTTACAAAATTGAGAGTGAGTGAGCGTAAATATGATATATCCGGAAATTACAGGCAAAAGCGGCGAACATTTACGCCTGAACACGCTGGAAGCAGTCTGGATCCAGGGGAAATTACGGATGTGGGGGCGGTGGTCGTATATCGGTGGGGGTAAATCCGGAAATATGTTTAACCGGTTACTGGTTTCGAAAAAGCTGACGAAAACAGCAGTTAATGAGGTTTTACGCAGAATGAAGAAATCCGGGCTGGAAAAACCGGAACTTGAGGCATTTTTTCGGGATATGACAAGAGGAAAGCAGAAGAGCTGGTTGTCACATTGTACAGACACAGAGGCGTTGATTATTGATCGCGTTATCAGTGAGGTGCTTGGGGAATATCCCGGGCTAATCAATGTTCTCCGGCAAAGGTACGAAGGACGGGGAATGAGCAAACTGAAAATGGCCGAAAGGTTAAATGCAGATCATCCTGATTGGTCGTTGGTTACGTGCAGACGCCGAATTGATCAATGGTTGGGGGTATCTGAATTTATGTTATATGCCCCCATGCGCATGGCTTTTGTTACAGAGAAAAATGTTGCAAACTGATCAATAAACTGCTTCAATCCGTATAAGCTTCGCAAAGCTGTATCGCGAGGCGAAACGCAAGTTTTTTTCGCACAAGGAAGCCACCGGAAGGTGGTTTTTTTTGTGTCCGCGATATACAGTAGCGCAATAAATTCGCTGGTGGTTATTAATACCGTTCTTTCAGCTTGCTGGCTTTTTCGACAAGAGTTATTGGTGTGTCACGTTAACCGGAAAAGGGAAAAAGACATGCTAAAACAGCAGGATATGACAGAAACCGCCAGAGTGGTGTTTAATGAATTAAGCGTTACCGAACCGGCGACAGTCGGGGAGATAGCGCAGAATACTTACCTTTCACGCGAACGCTGCCAGTTAATACTGACTCAGCTGGTTATGGCGGGTCTGGCAGACTATCAGTTCGGTTGTTACAGACGCCTTCCGCAGTGAAGGCTTTTTTATTTGTGGTAAATGGGCGGCTGGTGGGTGTTAGGGGCACCCACCAGCCATCTGCTCATGCGTTGGGTTCACAAGCAAACCTCAGGCCCACTGCTTTGCGCAAAAGCAGAATGAGCCTATCAGAGACAGGCTTAATGATCCATGCTTAATACTGTAAAAATATCCAGTTGTAAGTTAATCAACGCTGATTGCCTGGAATTTATCCAGACCTTACCGGAAAACTCTGTCGATCTGATAGTCACAGACCCGCCATACTTTAAAGTGAAGCCCGAGGGCTGGGATAACCAGTGGAAGGGCGACGATGATTACCTGAAGTGGCTGGACCAGTGTCTGGCGCAGTTCTGGCGGGTGCTGAAACCTGCCGGAAGTCTTTACCTGTTCTGTGGTCATCGCCTGGCATCTGATATCGAAATCATGATGCGTGAACGCTTCAGTGTGCTGAACCATATTATCTGGGCGAAGCCGTCCGGACGCTGGAACGGATGCAACAAGGAAAGCCTGCGGGCGTATTTCCCCGCCACAGAGCGCATTCTGTTCGCGGAACATTATCAGGGGCCGTATCGTCCGAAAGATGCCGGGTATGCGGCGAAGGGCAGTGCACTGAAACAGCATGTGATGGCCCCGCTGATTTCTTACTTTCGTGATGCGCGTGCTGCTCTGGGGATAACGGCAAAACAGATTGCAGATGCCACAGGAAAGAAAAACATGGTGTCGCACTGGTTCAGTGCCAGTCAGTGGCAGCTACCGAACGAAAGCGATTATCTGAAATTACAGTCGCTGTTTGCCCGGGTGGCAGAAGAGAAACATCAGCGGGGTGAACTGGAAAAGCCACATCACCAACTGGTCAGCACATACAGTGAGCTGAACCGGCAGTATACGGAACTGCTGAGTGAATATAAAAATTTGCGGCGGTATTTCGGTGTGACGGTGCAGGTGCCGTACACCGATGTGTGGACGTACAAACCGGTGCAGTACTATCCAGGGAAACATCCGTGCGAAAAACCGGCAGAAATGTTGCAGCAGATAATCAGCGCAAGCAGTCGTCCGGGAGACCTGGTTGCAGATTTCTTCATGGGGTCGGGGTCGACAGTGAAAGCAGCGATGGCGCTGGGACGTCGTGCAACTGGCGTTGAACTGGAGACTGAACGTTTTGAGCAGACGGTGCGGGAAGTACAGGATTTAATCATTCGTAACGGATGAGATTGCGGAGTTAATCATGCGTCGTTATTATTCAGCAATCGGCCCTTTAGCTCAGTGGTGAGAGCGAGCGACTCATAATCGCCAGGTCGCTGGTTCAAATCCAGCAAGGGCCACCATCACATACCGCCATTAGCTCATCAGGAAAGAGCGCCAGCTTTCGAAGCTGGTTGCGCGGAGTTCGGGTCCCCGAAGGCGGTCCATTATCTGTATCCTGCGTTGTTAGCTCAGCCGGACAGAGCAATTGCCTTCTAAGCAATCGGTCACTGGTTCGAATCCAGTACAACGCGCCACACTTATTTTCCCTGGCTCGCTTTTGCGGGCCTTTTTTTTAAATATCTCACAATTCAGGCGGTTGACTGTTGTCTGGTTTGCGGGGAGTTTGTTAAAAGAAACTGGCATGGTGAATCCCCCTGTGCGGAGGGGCGATCAGCAACCAGGTATATGGGATAATCGCGGATTCAGGTGCTGATACTGAATTCACCGGGAGGCACCCGGCACCATGCTTTGCCACAAAAGTGTTGTTTCTGTTTTTCTCAAACTATCATCGTTATCCCTTTATTTCCGGCTGCGCATGGCGTGGCCTTTTTTTTACGACCAGCCACTGGCAGATGGCCATCCTGTAATTTGATTCCGGTTCCGGCTTTTTAACTCTGTTCCTGTACACGGGAGAAATTCGATGTCGATTAAACATTATGATGTTGTCAGGGCGGCGTCGCCGTCAGACCTTGCGGAAAAGCTGACACGCAAACTGAAAGAGGGCTGGCAGCCGTTTGGTAGTCCGGTGGCCATAACCCCTTATACCCTGATGCAGGCGATTGCAGCAGAAGGTGATGTGGTGGTCAGTGGTGCAACTGAGCCGGATTGGTACTACGTCATCGTACTGGCCGGGCAGTCCAATGCAATGGCTTACGGTGAAGGGCTTCCGCTTCCGGATTCATACGATGCTCCGGATCCGCGCATTAAACAGCTGGCGCGCCGCAGTACAGTGACGCCGGGTGGGGCTGCCTGCAGATATAACGATATTATTCCGGCCGACCACTGCCTGCATGATGTGCAGGATATGAGTACGCTGAATCATCCGAAGGCAGACCTGAGCAAAGGGCAGTACGGCTGTGTCGGCCAGGGCTTACATATTGCCAAAAAACTGCTTCCGTATATCCCGAATAACGCGGGGATCCTGCTGGTACCATGCTGTCGTGGTGGTTCGGCATTCACCCAGGGCGCGGAGGGGACATTCAGTGCGGACACGGGGGCCAGCCAGGATTCGGCACGCTGGGGTGTGGGTAAACCGTTATATCAGGACCTGATTGCGCGCACTAAAGCTGCATTACAGAAGAACCCGAAAAATGTGTTGCTGGCGGTGTGCTGGATGCAGGGAGAGTTTGACATGAGCGCCGCCACCCACGCACAGCAACCTGCGCTGTTTACAGCCATGCTGGCACAGTTTCGTGCTGACCTCTCCGTGTTTAACGCGCAGTGCCATGGTGGCAGTGCTGCAGATGTGCCGTGGATTTGTGGTGACACGACGTATTACTGGAAAAATACATACGCTACCCAGTACGACACCGTGTACGGCGGGTATAAAAACAGGGAGAGTGAGGGCGTTTATTTTGTGCCCTTCATGACAGACGGTAACGGCGTCAATACCGCCACTAACGCGCCGGCAGAAGATCCGGATATT